GAAAGTTACCCACGTAGACAAGCTTGCCACTACTATCGGTAATTCCCACTTCATGCAGGTTAAAGCCGCCTACATTGGACGGGACAACTGCAGATACTTCAGCTGTCGTGTCATTGACTATCTTGATAGAGGTTACGGCTACTTTTGCTCTTTGATTCACCAGGCTAGTCTGAGTCAAACGCGAATCAGGCAGATATGGCTGATCGTTTGCATCACCCAACACCACATGCGTCAATGCAAGTTGTGAGTTCGCTTGTGCATTTGCAATAAAAGATTTGCCGTGGTCAGTGAGTAATACATAGTAGTTGGCCATTATTGTTACCTAAATAGTTACCTAAGCGTTTGGAGTTGATAGATAAGTGACATTGCCAGTCCGACAAGCGCCGGCAACATAAAATTGAGAGCCATTCACGACACTGGCATCAATAGAGAACTGATCACGGGCAGATTTAACACTGTCTAGCGCGGTATAGATCTCTTGTTGCTGCTGCACACTCACACGACCGCTAGTGATTTTTACTGTAAAGGTATAAGGCGTGCCTTTTGGATATAGCTCATGCCATGCAAGCAAACTATGACCTATGCCCAGGTTTTCCATTGCTTGTGCGAGTGTGTTTTTAGTGCCGCGCTGCGCGTTAAAATCTCTTGCACCTTTCACCACATCACGCTTTTTTGCTTCTGGCCATTGACCGTCCCAATATTCGACACGGCGTGACCAAGCAAGCCACGGTAAAAAAGCTTCAGGGCAGCTATCAGCATCAATCAAACGAGCAAAGGTAACAGGTAACGCATCAATACGCTGCGTCTGCTCATCCAATGCTTTTTCCAGCTTGGTGCTGTTTTTCGGTAGTAGCCCCTTAGACATCGCGGTACTCCACAGCACTGATCGTCACGTCGACACAGTTAGCATATTTGCCATCTGGCAAACTGATATCAGCAGTAGGTTGTAAGAGGCTGACACGTTGGACACCCGCTTGATGTAATGCGTGATATAAACCAGACAGCGTAACGTCATAACCTAAATAGCGGACTTGCTCGATATATTTATCAAGCTGTGCACGGGCTGCAGCAATCACCACGTCTTTATCTGGGCCCGGATAGAGTGTCAGCTCCGCTTGTAGGCTCCAATCCTCTGGCTGACCAGCCGCAATACGTACGCTATCGGTAAACGGCCGGCGCTCATCCGTATCAACAGCCAGTCTTACTTGTTCACGTAGTGCATCGCTAGCGATCGCATCATTATGGCTTTGAACATAGACAGTCACGCGACCAGGTGACGCGGTAACCACGCTGGCATCGCGCACATCACCATCAGCGGATAGCGCCCAAAATAGATAAGCGCCCTTGCTACCTGCAGAAGCACGTTCAGGCTCAAGCTGCACGCGGCGACGTAAGGCAGTGTCAGATTCCATGACATCCGGGATCGGTGGGACGGCATTGGGATTGCCAGGCTTAACCAATAGACGAGTCACACCAACGCCAGCGGCAAGATGATCAAGCGTTGTGCCAGTGGTATAAGCAAGCAGCATTGATTTGGCTGTTTGGTTGATATGATTGGTCTTAGACATCAGACGGTAAGCAAACAGCTCAAGGATCTTGGTCAATGGCTCGCTTTCAAGCGTCAATGCAGCGGCAAGTTGTGGATCTTTTGCTATCAATTCAGCTTTAAGGTCGGCAAGCTCTGCTTCAAAGTCTAAAGGCGTTAAAATATCAGGGGCAGGTAGGCCAGATAGATCAATACGGCTCATAGCGCACCGCCTAATGACAGATAAGTACGTTCAATCTTTTTACTAATCACATAACGATATTCAATCATCAAACTGGCAACGCCTTGTGAGGCACTGTCGTCAGTCAACAGTTCAATGCGCGTTGGTGTGACACGAGTTTCCCAGCGCATTAATGCATGAATGACGGAGGCACGAAGCTGCATAATAAAATAGGCATTAATAGGTGAGTCAATTAAGAATGGCAGCAATGAACCATAATCGCGGCGCATGACACGACTGCCAATAGGCGTCATTAATATATCGCGGACGCTTTGTAAGATATGGTTGGTTTGGTCAATACGCTGACCAGTACTGCGTGACATGCCTTTGACATTGATCACAGTGACGTTGTTATCTTGATTAAGCATTAACGCCCCCAGTAGTGTCTGAGCCAGACTTAACGTTTTTATGACCGTGGTCTAAATACGGTTGGTCATTAATAATTAATTTTCCGTTTTGATTGATGGTTTGACCGTTTACGGTATAAGACTGGCAACCAATAGAATAGGACTCGCAATTAACATCAAAGTTATTACAATCAAAACTGACATCGCGAGCAGATATTTGCACGCGGTTGGAAATAAGCGTAGTAGTAGAATCATCAAGTAAAGTAACCTCTAGGTTATGTGTCGCGTGGTTATAGATAAATGTCGCGCCATCATCACAATGAAGCTCAAACGTATCGGCATTGGCAGACGGCATTGGCTGATCATCATAATCAAACGAAGTGGTCACAAGGCCAGTCGACAGCTCACCAGTCTCGCTAATAACTAAGACTTGCTCACCAACACACGGTGGATTCCAAATTTTGACCTTGCCGATGCGAGCTGCTGAAAACTTTAGCCAGTCGGTCTCTAACCCATCTATCTGCACCCGGCAACGAGCATTAGCATGATCAACGTCTGTGACAATGCCTCGATTGATAAAACTTTGGAGCCGGCGCTCGTTTTCGATAGGGGATGTATTCATGACGTTATCGTCACTCATTGCGATTTTTGATACAAAACAAAAAAGCGTGGATTGAGTAAATACACGCAAAAAAGAGCAGGGCATCTAGTCAGCGGTTAATGACTCGCGTAGTACTCGAATAATGATATGTCTGTCAGCACGAGAGATACCGATCAGCTCGCGTTTGGGGTAGGGGAATTTCTTAGAACTATCAGGACGGACAGTACTGCGTTGGCCCTCGTGATGTATGCGTGCGATCTTAGCGGCACTACCTTCAAAACCAATTTGGGCATGGCGGCTGGTTGCGTTAAATTTAAGATGACGCGCTTTGGTCAGCTCACGAAACATGGGGTTGTTAGAAGCTTTCAATGGATCTACAAAATCGCTACCATCAGGATCGGTTTGTGCGCGGATACGCTCTCGATTGACCGCTCGCATTTCCATAGCGAGAGTGCGATTGACTTTTTTTAACTGTTTATTATCTAGCTGACTCGCTATTGCGGTCGCCCATTCAGGTAATGCAGTGGCTAGTTCAGTTAAATCGCTCATAGTTATTTGTACGGGTTATGAGGTGGTTTAGGTGGGTGTAGGATTGGACGTGGACAAGCATTAAACACGTAGTTACCAGTATCATCAGTAGATACATGGACAACTTCTTCGACTTTGATAGTAAAGACTACGGTGGTCGTATAGTTGCTCAATATATAGGATTCAAATTCAATCGGTGATGGCCCGTTTGGTGGGACTGGATCTTGATTCTCTTGATACCATGCCAAAATAGCGACAATGACTAAATTGGCGTCAATGCTCTCGGGGAACTCATCAATCTCGACTAGCAATTGATAGTGTTGACGGTGGCTCAATGATTGGCCAGTCCATTTCAGTGAGCCCTTTTCCACACTAATGATTAACCGGTCAGGGTTCTGGGCAAAGAACTCGACTTTATCGGTTAAGAATTTGCGTAGGCTGTCGTCAAATATCATTTCGCCAACTCTTTATCCCAGTATTTGGCACGGTCACGCATTTTAGTGTCATATTTATTCTTCTTATAATTGCGGCCGTTATATATCTCTGCAAACATGGCCCAGTCACGGCTACGAATGGCATTGAGCAAGCGTTTATCTGTCTCGATAAAGCGACAAAATGCCTCTAACTGCTCAGGCTCGCCTTTGGATAGCGTTAGCACAAAATCAACAGCTGACTTATAGCCAAGACGCTCCCAGTGAAAGCCCATAAGCTGAAACATGCCCCAACTTGCTGACTCTAAACCTAAGTCTTTATCAATGCGACGGGCTTTAGCAAGTCGATCATGTTCAGCAGTACCGCCACTATAGCCACCCGTACGAGTATTGACCACATCAGGGCTAGTACGAACATGATCAAGCGCTTTGTCACGGCCAAATTTTTTGTCTAGCAATCGATACATAATATGGCGCTCAAACAGTATTTTAATACGCCATTGGTTGTCATCTTTGTCGAATAAGAACCCATCGCCGCGCGACTCAACATCACTGACCGCGCGGATAGCAGCTTCATCACAGCGCAGTCGGCGAGCAGCGACTTTATAATCACAGTTAACCAGTGTCATCGGTTGGGTAGGGCTCATACAAGATTATCCTTTTTTGATTGATTAATAGCGCTAATGAACACGCCATAACGCGCCCAAAAGGCTCTTAATTTAAAATAAGTAGTAGCGGTTGCAGCAGCGGCAAGCATACGAAATATGGGTAGGGCCCACACACCGTCCCGACCAGTGGTCTCATCAAATGCCAAGCCGACACAGCTCAGCGCGAAAAATAAAATAGTGAGCGTAACCAGTGAGCCAAGCTCGCGATGATATTTAATGATTGTCATAGCACAAACGATGGCAATGACAATGATAGATAAAGTCGATAACGTCTCAAGAATGATCATGATTGTCCGCCTCGTTGGCTGGTTTATCTTTGAATAAAAAAGGGAAAAAATGGCGCAAAGCAGACATTAGAAGGGGTCGTACATTGTCATTCACGAAGTCATAAAATGTGACAAACAATTCTCGTCCGACCATGCCATAAATGACTGCGTAGCCAGTGGCATAGTTGCCACCCGTCAATAGTTTTGCAGTAATATCCGACAGCATCACTGCAAGCAATACACCCGCAGTCGCATTTTGAGATCGCATCCGAAAAGGCTCGGCGCGGATCAACAATAGACGAATGCAAGCGCCACCAACAGCAGCCCAGATAACAGGCAAAGTAATCAACAACCATTGCAGATGGTTACTCATAACATCATCAATCGTTAATACCTGAATTTGAGTTACGTCCATAATTGAATGACCTGCTTTTGTGTACGTTCGGGCGCGTCTGGCAATTGGATATCAACGCCGGTAGGTAATACAAGATCGTAACCAACCAGATGCGGATTGAGATCCATAACTTGTTCAGTAACGCCGCCAGTGAAGCTGAAATAGCGTAAGCAGATCAAATCTACTGTGTCGCCTTGCAATGTCGATACAACACGCATCAGATAAGCTCAATGGTTGAATGCGGTTCATCTTTGATATCAGCAATTGCATTGCGTGCATTGCGATAGCAGCTATCGATAGTCGGTGTTAACTCTTTAGTACGAGCAGTAGCATCTTTGCCTGTGTCATAGTCACGATAATGTTCAGTCAGTTGTGCCTTTGCTAAGTTATAGACGGCCTTTTTGAAGCTAAAACACTTGTCTGTATCATTAGTCAGGTCGTAATCTTCTAAAGTAAGAGATCCGTGCTGGTGTAGCGCATTGGCCGTCCAAGCTTTTAACTCACGACAGACGCTATTTGCAGAATCAGTCAACGCATATTTCATTCGCGCTGGTGTTACTGTGCCGTCAAGCTTCATTGCGTCAGCAAAGTCTTTGACAGAAATATCAGGCATAAATGCAGGAGTAATTACTATGTTATCTACGACTGGATTGACAGCACTAAAACCCATAACGACTCCATATAAATGAAATAGAGGAATACTAGGAATGACTTGTCTCATCATCCAGATGGTTGTCGCTTTGGTAAGCCGTCACCTCACCAACTAGCCTTACATCTCTTTTAGTATTCGTTTGACGATTAAAAATAGGGTGAGGCGGTGGTCATAATTGTCATGTGCAGTATCAACTGAATGCAGTTATGAGCCGCCTCGGCTCGCGGCTACGAGTTGTTGTCGCCTAGTAGTTCAGGCGAATCTGGATTGTTCTTGTCATGCAAAACTTTTGAAAGCCAAAGTCCGTAAGGCTCCCACATCTTGTCGAGTGCATTTTGATAAGCGATCTTTTCACCCATTGCTTGGTTATATCGAGAAGGATCTACACAGGCGCTTTCACCTGTAAAGACGAACCCAGACTTAGTTTCAATCTGGCAGTGAGTAAGCTTTGCGCCTAGTCGAGTAAACGTAACACCATTAGGTACAATTTCAGACGTTAAAAACTCAACAGTGATAACTTGCATAATTATGATTCCTTTAGTACTTCAGACGAATCGGATTGAATAGCCTCAATCGTTGGTGGATCTAGTACTATTTCTTGAACTGCAGGTGCTTCATCTTTAGGTTTGAGCTCAGCATCTTTTAGCTGTTTTTCAAGACGTTTGATAGAGCCTTTTACACCACTATTTTCGTCAAACTTTAGTGCTGTTTGGAATTGCTCAAGGGCAAATTCTGGCGTGACAGCTTCAGTCAACTCACCTACTTGACGTGCGAGTTTTGCACGTACCTGATCAGGCATGTCTTCTTCAGCTGTTATGGTTGATGCTCGCAATACTTGCGCGATTTGCTCATCAGTGATCTCACCACTGGCAGCCAGTTTTTTGGCAGTGTCAGCAATCTCTTCAGCGACGACAGTAGCGAGTGTACGTTGATGCGCGTCTGGCATTTTCAAATCATGCTTCATCGCGTATTCAGCGATATCAAGCGCACGCTCAAAGCTACCGATATCGATATGCCAAAGCATAAGCGTGGTCAATAGATTGTCTTGATCGCCTTTACCGGCTGTTAAAGTCGCATTGATCCATTCGTCATAATGACCAACCAATTCGCGCTTCAGCTCAATTTTGGCTTGGATCGATTGCTTAGACTTTAACGCCTGCTTATCTTCACGCAATTTTAGTTGCAACATGCGATAGGCTTGATTGGGCCCCGCAGTGATATTGGTTACTTCTTTTTGTGATAGAGCCTTCTGGCGGTGGCGAGCCGCTGGGGTTGTTTTATCTGTCATGATTTCATCCTTCATTGAGTCTTTTGGCTACATTAGGTTGTGAAACCGCTGTACTGGTTAGACCAGTACAACGTTTTCGATTAAGCAACCGGCTTTGTAGTCTTCAACAACATAAGCCTCGTTGTCTGATTCGTAGAATGCGACACGATCATACTCAGGCTCATCTTTATGATGGCGACGGCGGCTTTCATCTTGATAGTAGATAGACAAGTTGTCTAATGGAGTAATCAGGATGGCATCAGCTGGGAAGTTCGGAGGGGTAGACTCAATTTGCACGCCACCGACCTTATCGAGCATTAATAGGCTGTTTACTGCGATGACTTCGCTTGGCGTGTTGTTGTCGTTGACCATATTAAAGTCACGCGAATCATGCAGATCTCGACCTAAAATGACACGTAACGCACTGTCATCACGGACGATAGGATCAATCAACTGATTACGGCAATCTTTGACCAGAGCATCAAGGTTTTTGTAGTGTTCAGCACTAGCACCAACAGAAACTTGACCTGTACCGACTTCTGATTCTGTCATGACTGATTCAGGTGCTTTGGTACGCCATTTCTCTAACCAGCCAATATTCACATCTTGCAATAGTGGGTTTGCTTCGATATCAGTATCGGCGGCGACTTCGGTGCCATTAAAGCCAATCGTAATGCGATCAAGACCTTGCTGCTTGACGACTGCATCGCGGATTTTTTCTTGGAACTTTGGATCACGGGCCCAGGCGTCAAGCTTGCTATAGTTGATCGCTGTGTCAAAGTTAGTTTGTTCACAGACGTAAGTATAAATAAGACCAACTTCGCCAACGTTTTTAGGGTCGCGGCGTTTACCCGCTTTAGTATTAGTACGGCTTGCGATACCACCGCTGATACCAAGCCCCAATGCCTCACCTTTTTGATCAGTTACAGGAATGATATTAATCTTTTTCAAGAATTCGCTAGATTCTTGGATTCGCGCTTCAACTTTTTGTTGTACTGATGGCACGACAGTATATTGATCAGTCGCATTGGGTACGCCGTTCAGCTGTGCTTGATTTGCCAAATAGCCATTAAACTGTTGACGGGTAATAGTTTTCATATATTGATGTCCTAATGTGTGTAGTAGTCAGTTAAGTATTGCTATTAGGTAGTATTAGCAGTCAGATTTGACGTAATCAGATGAGCCGGTTGCAGCTGGACGCTGGGTATAATTGTCTTCAGGCGTATTATCAAGATTGTCTTGCACACTCTTCAAAGACGTTTCAACTTCGTTTTGCTTTTCAGCAAAATCAGATACCGTGGTGTTCAAATGCCCAATAGAGGTGTTGATCGTGTCAATAGAGCTTGCCATTGTTTGCATAACATCTTGGAAGCTTTTGATGGTTGCCGGCAGTTCAGCAAAAGCTTGTGCGGTGGCCAGCTCTTTGTCTTTATCTGTTTTAGGTGTGACAGGTGCGGCAAACATATCTTTGACGGTTGCAAAGACTGATTTTGGCTCTTCTTTATATTCCCAAGCGCTTTCGGCAGTGGAAATGTAAGTGTCAGGGTTTTGTTTGCGTGCAGATAATGGGCTGTCATCTGGATTTTGCTGACAAAACTGCATGTAGCTGGTGCCAAGCGAAGCAGGGGAGTCAGTGCAAGCAAGGCCGACCATGTAGGCTTCTTTCGTATCTGCAAATTCTGGATAAAATTCGATTGAGAAATATACTTTTTGCTTCGACTTGGCCAAAGCGATCAGCTCTTTGGTCGGTTCAACCTCAGCCAATAGATAGAGGTGATCGCCAACTTCTTCAGTCGATAGTGACACCACGTCGCCATAGCAGCGAAAGTCAGAATTTGGGAACATTGCACGGTAATGTTCTAAATTTACCCGTGCACCGTATACTTCTGGATTATAGCCGGCGGCCATTTGGGTGATCTGTTCGCGAGTGATTTCACGGCCGTCCGTAGTCTGTCCGGCGCGTGCAACTCGAAAAGTTTTGGTAGTCATAGACGGTCCATGAGTTAGATAAAAGGGAAGTCATTTTTAAAGCTTTACTTTGACCTATTGCGATATGCAAAAACAAAACAAAAAAGCGTGGATTGAGCAAATACACGCAAAACAAGCATGATATAGAGAGGCTGATAAACCAAAGTAGCGTCATACCCTTATGAGCTGCGTTAATGTCTGCCCTTATCACCCTACCGACTGGAGAGAACCCCAAAACCGTTGCCCGTGGTCTCTATTGGCAAGGTTGGAGTATCAGCGCGATTGCAGAAATGATCAGTACGCCGCGCACGACCGTAGATGGATGGAAAAAATCAGACGGTTGGGATGAAGCAAAGCCTCTAGATCGAGTAGAGTCCACGCTCGAAGCGCGATTGGTACAGCTGATTAACAAGGACGATAAGACTGGTAAAGACTTCAAAGAGATTGATCTGCTTGGTCGTCAAGTAGAGAGAATGGCCAAGATCCATAAATATAAAGAGTCTGGCAAACAGTCGGATCTCAATCCCAACCTATCCAACCGTGGGCGCAAAGCAGGACAAAAAAACCCTTCAAACGTCATACAAATAGATGATATCGATAAGTTTAAAGATTCATTCAGAGATTGCTTATTTGATTATCAAAAAGTCTGGTACAGCGCAGGTCTCACTAATCGTATCCGTAACCTATTAAAGTCACGCCAAATTGGCGCAACTTGGTACTTTGCGCGTGAAGCTTTTCTTGATGCCATTGAGACTGGCCGTAATCAAATATTTTTATCCGCATCCAAGGCTCAGGCGCGTGTATTCCGCGAATACATCATTGCATGGGCGATGGAAACTGCAGGGATCGAGCTGACCGGTGATCCAATCACGCTAAACATAGAAGGCCCAGAAAAGGACTACAGCGCAAGCCTGTATTTTTTGG